ACACCTTGCATAAACTTGCCATCAACCATACCGTTATCGCACCAGGCGATTGCTAACTTGTCGTTCATTGTCCCCACCTTTGTTTGTTACCACTTAACCTTATTAGCCCAGTACGCTGCAGACATCTTGCCCTTGGCAATGTTCTTAGCGTGACGTGCCTTAAATGAAGCCTGACGCTTCGTTGGTTGTCTGTCCCCAGTAACACCCTGCTGACCAAAGCGAATAGTTTTAACCTTGTCGCCTTCCTTTGCCACAACAACGTGTGACTTAGTGGCGTGACTTGGTGTTCGCTTTGGCTTGTTAAAACCAGAAACTCCTGCTCGCTTTAGTCTTGGGTCTGCTGCCATTTACTTCTTCTTTGCAGCCTTCTTGACAGCCTTCTTCTTCATCATCTTCTTGCCCATCTTCATTTCCATCATCTTCTCAGCCTTGGACTCCATCTTTTCGCCCATCTTGTATGCCTTCTTCTTCATCATTTCTCCACCGCTTTCATTACTTCGGCTACGGATTTCGTAACCTTGTCTGCTCTAACTCCCATTGTTCCTGCATCGTATGCTTTACCAAGTACCTCGCTTGCGTTGTACGCTGCTTCAACCTGACCACGTTGTGTGCCCGCTGGTTGGATACCTTGGTTTCTAGCATCTTTGTAGAACTTCAGTCTGCTCTGCCATTGCTTGTCAGCAATTGGTCTTCCAGCATCTCCAGTGTTTAACTGAAGTCCTTTAGCCTTACATCCGAAACAATCATCATCACACTGGGTGTGGTCAATTGATATCTCTTCATACTCAAATGGTTTGTCTGATGTCTCATCACATAAGACACATCCATACTTAGTTGCTACGAAGTCGTGCGATGGGCTGAAGCCCCAGTCTAAAACCTTGCTGATGTGCTGATGCATTTGTCCCTACTCTGCTACGAAGTTTGCCTCTGTTACATCTATGTCTGCAGCAATCATTGCTGCCTTTGTTGCCTCACTGATACCAGGATGCTCGTGTCCGCCTAGCCAGTACTCGTCATATGCGTCGAGTTGGTCTTGTGTGAACCAGCGTCCTGTGCTGTATGTGGAGCCATCACGAACTACTGTGATTCCACGGTTAAGGCGGAAGAAGTAGAACAAGCGGTGTCCACCAGTAGGACCTTCTTCAACTACGGGCGTAGTGAATAGATAAGTTGTCATTGTTCTCCTTAATGAACTTACTGATGAGGCTAGGTTTCCCTAGCCCCACCCGTCAATCAATTAAGCGATTGATGAACCTGACTCAATGCGGTATAGAGCCTCTTCGCGGAAGCGAGCGAAGCCTAGAACGCCGTACCATCCGATTGGACGGAAGCGGTTCAACTTATCGGTAACTGGACCGATAACTGTGTGTGGCTCTTCTGCCACTGCCTCAGCAAGTGCTTGCTGTCCGCAGATGATTGTGCGGTACACCTTTGCAGATGAAGCACCATCAGTTGCTGAGTAAAGGCGTGGTGACTCTACGAAGTAAGCACCCTTGTAACGTCCGATTTCTCCAGCCCAGATGCGGTCCTGTGAGATACCGTATGCGTTAGGAACAACCCAACCTGCTGCTGATGACTCAAGCATTAGGTCGTGTGCGACATCTGGATGTACGCCAGCCCAGAACTCTGAACCGCGCTTTCCTGAAGCCTTGTTTCCACGCAACTTAGCAACTGCCTTAGCAACGTTTGCTGTTGACAATGTTGCTGCTGCTGTAATTGTTGCTGTTGATGTTGCTGTTGAACCTGAGTAGATTACGTTTGTTCCGCCGCGTAGTGCTGTCATAGCAAGAGCGTCGATTGAATCTGCCTGGTTACGTGCCATCAATGTAACGATGTCTGGGTCTACTGCGTTCAATGAGAACAACTGTAGTGCACGTGTGTTTGTTGTTGCGTTACCGAACTCCTGCATTGTGATTGTCACAGATGTAGGTGTTCCGATTGTAACGCCGTCGATGTCTGTAGCCTCTGTCAACGCTGTTGTTGCGTTAGCAAGGTCTGCATACTTCTGTAGAACTACAACGTTACCGTTGTTAGTTGGGGATACTGGGCGCTTGTCTGCTACTGAACGAATTAGGGGTTCGTCGCGGAGGGCAAATTCGATAGACTTATCGTATGCCTTCTGTACTAGACCTGCGCTACCTGCTGTTCCGCCGAGAGACGCTGAGTCTGTCGATGTGTAGTTTGTAGCCAAGTGTTCACCTCCTGGTGATTAGATACTATGAATGGTTTATTGTGAAGATAAGATTCGGTTGAGTTCTTCCTGGCTTTGCGCTTGGTCGATTCTCATTGCTAAATCTTCGCCTCGGTCAGGTGTAAGTGCACCTTGTGTAACAGCATTCTGCTTACGTAATTCAGCGCGATTGCTGTCTACTTCAGGTGAGTCCTCTTGCTTAGTAAACCCAAAGAGGTCGCCGTTATCTTCAAGCCAGTTTGCAACTGACTCTGGAGTAACTTCGTCCAAGTCTTTGAGGATTAACCGTGCAGCCTTAGGATTTACACCTTGTTTTTCTAGGACTTCTTGGATAGAAGACTCTCGTTCTTTCTTGACATATGTATCAAGTTTTTCTTCGAGTTCTTTCATACGCTTTTCATCGGCTTTAATCTTCTTACGTAACTTCTTTTGCAAGTCGTTTTCAGATTCATTGCCTGTGATTGTCATATCGTCTTCTTCGTCGTCCCAGTAGTTGTTGCTCATAGCAACTGTCCACCCTTCTATTCGTTGTAGTTCGCAAGCCGCAGTTCAATTCGGGGTAATTGGCTGGCTCTTGCTACCAGTCTGTTACGCTGGCGGGGCTGGTAGGTCCGCTCAGGATTCTGTTTGTTTAGAAGTTACCGCTTGTTTGTTGGGTTAGTCCGCCTCTGGCTAGACCAGATGAACCACCGAACTGTGCAACTTCAAGTGCTGACAACTTCTGTCGTGCACGTTGTGCTGAAGCAAGTGAGTTAAACACTTCTTGCTCTGCCTCACTTTGTCCGTACTTCTCAGTTGTGCTTCCGTAGATTGCTGATAACTTCTCAGCGGTTGGAAGAATGTCTGCGATTGTTGAGTAACCCTTTTGTGCTTCAGCCTGACTAATGCCCTGTGCTGCAAGTTGCTCTGCAACCTGAACACCAACCTTGAGTCCTTGACGACCTGCTGCTACACCAATTTCTCCTGCTGCAACCTGACGTTCAATCTTCTGGAATTGCTGTTGTGGGTCAAGCACATATGCAACAAGACGGTCTGATGTTATTCCGTAGAACTCACCAAGTTGTTTGATAACTGCAGGGTCAGCGTTCTGTACGCGCTGTACTGCTGTGACAACTCGGTTAGAAAGTTCTGCTGCTGATACGTCATTAGAGATAAACTTCTGGACGTACTCATCATTGTCAAATGCTGTCAATCCATAAGAGCGTAGAACCTGACGATATCCGTCTTCAAGGTTGAGGTACTCTGCTGGCTGAAGGACTGTAAGTCCCTTCTTAAGACGCTCTTCGTTAGCCTTGAAGCGTGTCTTATACTCGTCAGTGTTCTGAAGTCCAAGAGTGATTGTTGCCTCTGTTGCTCCATCGATAGCGAGTTCTTTAATCTTGTTACCAAGACCAGTCAAACCATACTTGGCGAATCGGTCCTGAAGAATTGTGATGATTGACTGACGGTTAGATTCCTTCAGTTGAGCATCTGCTGCAATCTTATCTGCTGCAGCCTTGGCTGCGATATCTGCTGCAGTCTGTGTAGGTGTTACAACATTGCCAGAAACATTAAGATTTGCTTGCGCTGCTTTAGCAGTAGCCTCTGCTGCAGCCTTTGCTGCTGCTGCGTCTGCTGCTGCCTTTGCATCCGCTGCTGCCTTAATTGCTGCAGCGTTACCCTTTGCTTCTGCTTCCTTTAGCGCAGCCGTTGCAGCATCGGCTGCTGCCTTTGCATCCGCTGCTGCTTTCTCCGCTGCTGCTGCTGCCTCCGCTTGCTGTTTAATTAATTGAGCCTTGAGTGCTGCAATTTCTGCTGCTGTTTTGGCTTCTGAAAGTTTCTTTTCTAAAGCAAGTCTTTCTGCTTCTGCCTTGTCTGCAGCAGCCTTAGCAGCGGCTTCTGCTGCGGCTTTATCTGCTGCAATCTTTGCTGCTGTATTATTAGTTGTTACTACTTTACCAGCAGCATCAACAGTTGATGTAATACCAATGCCACTATACGAACTAGTAATTTCAGATGCAGTCTTATTGGCATTTGCTAAAGCATCTAATTGAGCCTGAGTTTTACCGCCAGAAACAATCTTTGTGTAGTAAGCCTCTTCTGCTGCTATCTTTGCTGCAGCATCATCTGCTGCTTTCTTTTCTGCTGCAGCCTTGGCACGTGCTGCTGCTGCGGACTCTGCTGCTGAAACTGATACTGGAGCAGGTGTTGCTGCTGCAGCCTCTGCAGTCTTAAGTTGCTCTAATGTTGCACCAGATGCACGAACATACTCGGCATATGAAACTCTATCCTCAGGTGGCATACCAGCCTGTTGCTTAGCAAACTGTGCAGGTGTTAATAGTGCCATTATGCCAGACCCCAATCACGCATTACTTTGAGTGACAGTGAATCGATAGTGTCACGTGCATTGTTTGTGTACTCCCACTCAGGAGTAGCACGTAGTTCTTTCTCAAACTGCCATAGTGGTTTAACCGCTGGCTTGCCATCAGCACCAATGTATTGAAGTGCCTGACGTAGGCGAGGGTCGTTGTATGTGATTGAATCAGCATCACGTTCTAGGATGTTAGCCATCGCGCCCTTGTAGGCTGAGGCAATAGCGTCAACGCTTGTGCCATTCTTAATCTGCTCTGCATATCCTGGGAATGCACTTGCTGCTTTATCACGAATCTCTGCTTGGATATCTTCAGTTGTTGTTGTCCCAGCAAATAGGTCACGTGACTTCTGTGACCAGTATGCATCATTGAAGTACCCTGTTGCCGCAAATGACTGAGCATATGACTTAAGGTCAGATGTATCGCCAAGGATTTTTCCACCAAAACCAGTAATCTTTCCTGAGAAAAGAAGTACTTCATCAAACTGATTGTCATCAAGACCACGAGCATAAGCGTCTTCAGCAATCTTGTCGAA